TATTGATAATGTTTTTAATAAAATTATAATAATTTGTGGATTCTTCTGCTAATAAAGCATTTATATAAGATTTATCTTGATATTGTTTCAATAATTGTTTTTGAATATCGGTAATCATCTATATGAATAAAATATAATTATATAATAGATAATGTCATCATTTACTCTTGTTATTAATTCAAGTAATGTTACTAATACAAATAATAATTCAATATATACATACAATTTTATAAATGGCGGTTTTCGTATTGAAGATGATATGGAAGTAATGGTAAGTTCTGCCCAAATTCCATATTCAATATTTAATATAACCCAAGCATATAATAATAATTCATTTGTTTTATATTTTCCAACTGGTTCAACCTCAACATCATATACACAATTTACTATAACTTTACCAAATGGGTTTTATGCTATGAGCGATTTTAATAATTATATTGATCAATTTTGTATTAGTAATGGTTTATATTTAATAAATTCATCTGGTCAAAATGTATATTACATTAATTTTAGCACAAATCAAAATTATTACGCTATTCAGTTATTATTATATACAGTTCCAATATCATTACCAACAGGTTATACTGCCCCTGCTAATTGGATTGGTTATTCAACTTATTCAACCGCTCGAACTCCTTATATAGTTATTAATAATAATTTAAGTGATTATTTAGGATTAATACAGGGTCAATATCCTGCAACATTACCACAAATAAGCAATTATTCATTACTATCAAATAAAAAGCCACCAATAGCTACTTATGTTAATTCAATTATCATTCATTCATCATTAGTTAATAATAATGTAGTTTCGCCAAATGATATAATTGACGCGTTTCAAATAAGTAATACCACATTTGGAGCTAATATCAATTATACGCCTTCAATTGAAAAATATGTTAAACTATCAAAAGGAGTATATAATAGTATGCTAATATATTTAACAGACCAAAATAATAATCCAATTGTTCTAAATGACCCAAATATATTAATAACATTACTGTTTAAAAAAAAATATCTAAATAATAGATAGATATAATGCATTATAAACATCATTTATTTATGCGAGGCGCTAAACATTTTAATCCATATGATAAACGACTTATTCATCATCAGTCTCATCATCATTATGGTGGCGCATTAGTTTCTGATCATGATTTATTAAGTATGTTATCATTACATGATCATCATAATCGAAGAAAGACTGGTGGAACTGTAAAAAAAACAAGACCTTATAAAGGTAAATTAGTATTTAATCGATACTAAATATTCTTCTAAAATATTATCATTATCAGTTGTTTTTTTACTGAATAATCTTATAAATTCATTAAATGCCATTTCTTTATTTTGTTTATCATTTAAAAATTTTATAAAAGCAATACAATAATAACCACAAGCATCGCTGTCATAATCCTGAATGTCTTTATCATTATGATTATAAGGTATAATAATTTCTTCTATTTCTTTCGGTGGTATAAATCCAAAACTATCAAAATAATATGATTTTAATGGATGATAATATAAAGAAGTCCAGTGAGTACCTTTTCCTTTTGATTTATCTAAATTTATAATATAAAATCCATAATCATTAATATTATTTGCTTCATCTCTCATTATTATATTATTTAATGGTAATTTCATTTTATTAGCTATTTTTTCTAATTCGGTATTACTTAAAGTTTTAAATTTCATTTTTTTTTATACCTATATAATAGAATTATAATTTAATGTATATTCAAACTAGTATCGCAAAATTATCCCTTAATCAATTAAAAAATCTTTTAGAAGGTAAAAGAGTTCGAATTAAAAAAGGTTCTGCCCATCATATTCATTTAACAGAAGCACAACTTAAAAAACTTGAAACTGCACATAAAGCTAAAAAAGCTCATACAATTAGTTTTTCACCTCAACAAGTAAAACATCAAGGTAAAGGACTATTCCAAGATGTATATAATTTTGTTAAACGCACTCCTTATATTAGAAATGCGGTAAATTCAGGAATATCAGCAACTAAACGTCATTTACATCATGGTGTTAATTACTTATCATCGAAAGCACATGGAAAAATTAATAGTATTCCAACAATAGAAGGAAATGGATTAGGTGGATTAGTATTAACTGGAGCTGGATCATTAGCTAATTTAATAGGTGGTCAAGGTTCAGGAGAAGCAAGCGACGTATTAAAAGCTGCTGGCGGTGTTGCTAATTTTCTTGGTTTAGGATTACGAGGACCAAAAAAAGGAGGACGAAAAACAAAAAAAGCAACATTGAACCAATTAGAAGCACTCGCACGGGGTCGTGCTAAACGAGCTGCTAATTTAGCAGCAACACGCGGCGGTAGTTTATACGTGGCAGGATATTAGATATTTTTTTTTATTTATCTTTCTATTAATAGAATGTCTGCAAATAATCCTCCAAATCCTTATTTTTCTAATATTGATTATAATAATGCTTTTTTCTCTGCTGGTGTTGGTAATTATTTAACTTTATCATATGCTAATAGTCGTTATTTATTTTCAACTGGAACTGCTACATCAACGGCAACTACTACATTTTTTTCGGGTTCTGTTGGAATTGGTACAAATGCTTCCGGTATAAATGGTGATTTAATAGCAAATACAATAGAAGCAACAACAATACAACAAGGCGGAATACCTTTAAATACAATTATTTCAAATAATTTAAGTTCTTATTTAAATGCTACTCAAACTTCAAACCAATTTTTATTATTATCTGGTGGAACTATGACTAGTTCATTAACTTTTACAACTACAACTGGACAAAATCCTATATATATATATTCAACAATAGGAGGCGCTAATAATTGTATTCATTTTCAAACTAGTAGTTATAATGCTTATATTGGATTAGGTGGAACATCTTTAGGTGGTAATTATCAAAATAATTTATTTTTTGAATCAACTAATAATGGAATTGTATTTAATACATCAAATAAAACATCACCATCAACTCCATCTATGATTATATCTCCAAATGGTAATGTTGGTATAAATACGACAATTACTTCAACAAAATTAAATGTTTATGGTGTAGCTTATTTAACATCATCTGCTGGTGGTGGTGTTCCTTCTGGTGGTGCTATTGGAACAGATGGTCTATCAATAATGATTTATGGTGGCGTAAGTAGTTCTCAGTGTATGGGTTTTGGTTATGCTAATTCTCAATTATGGTATAATGTTCCAACTACTAATTATCATAATTTTTATGTAGCAGGATCATCTGTATTTCAAATAAATTCATCTGGTTCAACAATTACGGGAACATTTATCACATCTGGTAATGTAGGTATAAACACATCATCAACAAATAGTTATAATTTATATGTTAATGGTAATATAGGAGCTAACAATATTTACACAGGAACATCTATAATAACAGCAGGTACATTTACGGTTCTAGGAAGTGATGCAGGAAATTGGAATATTACTTATGGAACATCTTATAATTCTGTTACTTATAGTTTATTATTTAATCATACTGGTTATGCTTCTTATTATATCTCTGGAACTAATTCAACTAATTCACAAATTACATCTGATGATAGAGTTAAAACAGATGTCGTAAATATTACCAATTCATTAGATATTATAAACAAATTAGAACCCAAAAATTTTAATTTGTTAGATGATAAAGATAAGGTTAATTTATATGGATTTATCGCGCAAGATGTAGAACAAACATTACCACAATTAGTAAGAACAGAAGCAAATTATATCGCTAATATATATTCTAATGCTAATTATGATAATGATACAAAAATAATAACTATTACAAAAGATATATCAGCGTTATTAAAACCTAATGATAAGATAAAAATTATATTAGATTATAATGAGGATGAAAATGATGAAATAGCTATATCTAATGATTGTAAATGGTATAACAGATATAAAAAACGATATATAACAGTTAAAGAAATAATTGATAATAATAATTTTACAATTGAAGAAGAATTGAATATTACAACAGAACAAATATTTATTTATGGTGTTTATGCTGATGATTTCAAAACGGTAGATTACAATAGCATTATTGGTATTAATACACAAGCAATTAAAGATTTATATGCGATTATTCAATCTCAACAAGCCCAAATTAATCAATTATTAAAAAAATAGAAAAAATTCATTTTTCTTCGTAATAAATCTATTATTATTATAAGTATTTTAAGACCAGAATTTAAGAATTTTATGATTTTTTAAATATTCATGGGTATATACACATGACTTTTTTCCAAAAATCAGAAAATCAGAAAATCCATTATTTTTTTTATCTTATCTTATTAAAGACTAATGACAGATTTATTTAATTTCTATTCTGTATTACCAAAAAGCAAGAATACAAATCTAAAAGGATTTAAACAACATTTTATCGAACCAAATTCGCGGATTCTAATGATTGGAGGTAGTGGAACAGGTAAAAGTAACGCTATTATAAATTTTATTGAGCGTAGTTCGGGTTCATTTAATAAAATTATCATTTGTTCATTTTCTACTACCGATGAGCCATTATATAATTATCTACAATCGAAAATACCTGATGTAGAACTGATTAATAATATCGATGATGTGCCAGCGGTTCAAGAGTTCGATGACAAAAACAAAAATAAGCAAAAATTAATAGTATTCGATGATTTCGTCAATCTTAGTAAGAAAGAGATGCAAAAATTATCTGATTATGCTATTTCATCTCGTAAATTTGGTTTTACTTGTATATATGTTTCTCAGAGTTATACTGCTATTCCTAAAATCATAAGTCGTAATTGTAATTATATTATGATTTTTAAAATAAATGATAAAGTCTCAATTAAACGTATTATTGATAATCATGGTTTGGTCAATACTTACAAACCTGAACAAATTGAACGAATGTATCATTATTCCACATCAATGCCATTAGGTTTTTTAACTATTGATTTAAAGACACAAGATGAATCTAAACGGCTGCGATCTGGTTTCACCTCTTTTTTTTAGTTTTATTTTTTTAAAAATAGATGTGCGTTTTCAATCCCATATAAATTTTTATATAATTTATCAGATTCAATAATCAATTTAGGGTTATCATTACCTGCTTTAATTTCTTTCGTTATTAAAAATAATCTATTTTTCATCTGTTGTTCTTTTGTTGTTTTTACTATTCTCTTTTTTGGATTATATCTACCCCTTAAACCTGTTCCTTTTTCAGTTCGTGCCGCTGGTGGTTCATAATCTTCTTCTCGATTACTTTCAATATCTAAATATAGTGTTCGTTTTTTTGGAGGTCTTCCAACGGGTCTTTTTTCTTTATATGGACCACGGGGTATTCCTTTATCGCTGCGTTGTTTTCGTATTTTTTCAAATATTGTAGAAGCTTCTGAAAAAGTAGTAGCTCCGGCTTCTGATGGTGATGTTGGTTTGACTTCTTTTCTTACTTTATGACCACGAAATACAGATTGTAATTTTTTAGCAGCATTATTACTTTCACTTTTTTTAATTTGTGTATGTATTTTTTCTTTTCTTCCTTGATGACCACGAAATACAGATTGTATTTTTTCTGCTGCTGCTTCTTTTTCAAATGATTCATTGTTAGTAGCTAAATCTGATGATGGATAATATGTTTTTTTATATCTTTCATATAATTCCTTATTTTTTCTTTTTCTCTCATTCGCCTCTTGTATAAATTTTGGAACAAATGGCTCGGATGATAGTGGTGGAGGATTATATTCTAAATTATAACTTGGATTAATATTCTTATATTTTTGTTTTGCTTCTTTATTCGCTTTCAATTTGTTTAATTCGCGTTTGGCTAATTGATTTCTAATGTTATTATTAATAATTTCTGCTGCTTTATAATTCTTATAAATATCTTTCAGTTCTTCTATTTTTTTTTCAGTATTATATTCATTTTCTGCTAATTTTTTACGCGCAAAACGTTGTAATTTTTTAGCAGCATTATTTCTTTCACTTTTTTTAATTTGTGTATGTATTCTTTCTCTTCTTCCTTCATGACCACGAAATACAGATTGTATTTTTTCTGCTGCTTCTTGTTGTTTTTCCACTTCATTTTCTTTTAATTTTTTACGCGTAAAACGTTGTAAATCTTCCGCTGCTTTTATTGCTTTATTTTCTTGTTCTAAATATTGTTTTTTCGAGCGTTCAACTAACATTCTATTAATAGCATCTTCCTCCGCTTGTAATCTATTTTGTTTTTGTTTTCTTTCATAATTAATCCCTTTTGATTCTATTTCTTCATTAGTTAATTGTATTCGTTTTTGTTTTAGTCTATTTTCATAATCTCTAATGCGTTTAACCCGTTCTGCTTCTTTTCTTCTAATAAAGGATTGTAATTTTTCTGCTGCTTCTTTTTCTTTATTTTCTTGTTCTAAATATTGTTTTTTCGAGCTTTCAACTAACATTCTAATAGGTTTAACCAGTTCTGCTTCTTTTCTACCTTTATGACCACGAAATACAGATTGTAATTTTTCTGCTGCTTCTTTTGCTTTATTTTCTTGTTCTAAATATTGTTTTTTCGAGCGTTCAACTAACATTCTATTAATAGCATCTTCCTCTGCTTGTAATCTATTTTGTTTTTGTTTTCTTTCATAATTAATCGCTTTTGATTGTTGTCTTTCTTCATTAGTTAATTGAATTCGTTTTGCTTCTTTTCTCCCTTTATGACCACGAAATAGAGATTGTAATTTTTCTGCTGCTTTATTTTCTTTATTTTCTTCTTCTTCATTAGTTAATTGTATTCGTTTTTGTTTTAGTCCATTTTCATAATCTCTAATACGTTTAACCCGTTTTTTTTCTTCCTGTTCTTTTCTTCTAATAAAGGATTGTAATGTTGTTACTGCTTCATTTTTATAAATATTTGAAAATTTTGATAAAATTTCTGATGTTCTTTTTGGATTAAGAACTCTATTATTATAACCATATTCATCTAAATATGCCTCCTGAATATCATCAAAATTTTGATTTATAATAAATTTATCTTCTGGTGATAAATATGATAATATTTCTTCTTTAAATGTTGTATTATCAAAAAGACTATTTAAATTGTTTTTAAGTGTTTTAGTTTGTTCATTTTCTGCGTATTGTTTAAATAATAATGGGTCATATCTTTCTTTTTCAATTTCTTGTAATCTTTTATAATAATCGTAATCAGTTTCATTAGGTTGTTGTTGTAAATTTAAACGGTTTTTATTAACTTCATTTAATGATTGTTCAAATTTTTTAACTTCCTCGCGATTTCTCTCACCAACTTCCGCATTATGTTTAATAACATTATCATAAGCATCTTTCAAATTTCTTATTTGTATATTGGTCAAATTCATTTCATTTTCCAATTGTTTATATTCATTTTTTAAGTCTTCTTTTAGTTTAATTTCTTTCTGTAATGTGATATAATTAATTGCTGATGTTAATGGATTATTCTTTAATCGTTTAATATAATCATCAGTTCTTATTATTTCATCATCTATATCAGTCATTTTTTTAGCTATTTCCATTTTTTTAGCATTATATTCCTCAGTCAATCTATCGATTTTATCTGTCGTTTCTAGTTCTGTATCAAATGTTAAAGATGGGTTATATAACGCTTTATTATATTTTCTAATTTCACCATCAATTATAAGTGGTTTTAATTTCTCGGCTTCATGATATTCATCTATCATTTGTTTAGTAATCGCTGATATTACTGGTGGTTGATTTAATAATGCTACTTGACCAGGATATATTACTCCTTGTTGTGGTTTTATTTCTGGTTGTCGTTGTCCGTTTCTTGCTGAATATGCTAATTGTGATAAACGTTTATTAATAATATTTTCTTTTTCACTTTCTGCTATACGTTTATTATATAAATCCCCATAAATAATAGGTTTAAATTTTCTTATATTTTTATTTTTTTTAGCTAATTCATTAGCTATTAATGTTAATTTTTCGTTTTTTTTATTAAATTCATTTTCAATCATAGATTGTTTAATTCTTTTTTTTAATAAACCTCCATATATAATTTTTGGCATTCGTCTATTATACTAAGATTTTATTTTTTTTCTTAATCATTATTAGAAATGACAGACAATTATGAGTATAATCGTTCTACATATCGCCAAAGCGATAATGAATACTCCCCATATAATGATAAACAAGCAAATAATTTTATAAATGATCTAAATTCTGGTGTTTATACAAATAATGGTACTTCTATTGTTATATTTGACCTCGCAAGTATCTATAATTCTACCACTATGACCGATACGAATGATTTATTTGTAGTTTTGCCGATTGTGATGGTTGCCGCATTCTCTACATCTGCTAATAACGGAACATTAGTCGCGCCTGTTAATGGTAATGTCAATTTACTATCATTAAAGAATAATTTTTTACATCTCATTCATCAGGCTGAGATTACTTTTAATAATAAAATTACTGGTGAGGATAATCAACCATTCATTAATATCGCTAAACATTTTCAACTATTAAGCGAAATGAGTATTGCTGATTTAAATCAGACCGCATATACTCTCGGAGTAACTAAGCCTGATAATTGGAAGTCTAAAATTTATAATGGTTCTACCTCAGCAACTGTAACAACTAAAAGCGGGAATGGTATGACTAATAATCGACCTTTCGTTACTAATGCTACTTCTGGGGGTCTTGCTATCAATAATACTACAACCACAACCCAATTTTCAACATGTGTTAATGATTCTATTGGTTATCGTCTCGGTCGATATATTGATACTACGGCTAATCAAAATGGATTTTATGGTAATACTGCAGCACAAATCGCGACTCTCACACAATTAAATAGTGATTTTGTTCCAACTTATCAGGTTTTAAATAGTAATTATATGGTTTGGTATGATTTCTGTGTAATTCGTTTAAATACTCTTTTCGAATCTCTTAGCTCAGTTGGTCTAACCGCTCGTCCCAATATAGCTTTTAAGATAACTGTAAATACAGGTACCCTAAATGTTGCTGTTTCATTACCGAATACGAGCAGCCCAGGATATTCATTAATACCAACTAATAATGGTTTTAATGGCACATGCCCATTTACTATCAATTATTTGCCTGATACCTCCGCAAATGGCGGGATACCTGCGACCGTTGCTAATATTACAGCTGGTGTTTATCTTGCGAAAGTTCCATCTACTACATATCAAGGAGTTAATTTAAGTTTATCTGCTGCCTCTCATCCAATGCCTGCATGCCGCTGTTATTATTCGCAAATAACAATTCAACCGGAATTAAAAGAACAATATATATTAAATAATCGAGCCAAGAAATTAATTTATCGTTCAGTATTAACAAATCAATATAATAATATAACCTCTGGTTCGGCATTCAATCAGCTTATAAGTAGCGGAATAACTCACCCAACAGGAGTATTAATCGTTCCTATGGTTAGTTCTCAGGCTTCATATTCATTAGGCGATTTCGCATATAAAAGTCCTTTCGATACTTTTCCGGGAGATGGTCATCCACTTTCACTTATAAATCTTCAAGTAACCATCGGTGGAAAGAACATTTTACAATCAGTTCTAAATTACAATTATGAGAATTTCATCGAACAAATCCAAAGTTGCGAACAACTCACAAGCGCAGATTTTGGAGTTAATACCGGATTATTTGATCAGTCATGGTGGAATAACAACCGCTTTTATTTCGTAAATGTGGAAAGATCTAATATTTCTGACAAATTAGAGACTCGTAATCTTAATATATCATTTACTAATAATAATAACGTTCCAATTGATATATTAGTATTTACATTTAAAAGTAATAGCGCGGTTGTTGATGTATTAACTGGACAATTTATAATCGAATAAATGGTGAAATTTATATTTTTTTTAAATATCTTATATATATAATAAGTTTATAAAGTAATGACAAGTTTAACACCAGAAGAACTATTATTTTTAAAAAAATATGAACAACAACGCATAAACCATAATAATCGACAAAAACTATATCGAGTTAATAACGCTGAACATGTAAGAAATTATAATAAACGTTATTATGAGACCAAACGAGAAAAGCTAAATTCAATAAAACGAAAAATACAAAAAGAACCAATTCATATTCATATTGATGAAATAATATCAACTCCTGATAAACGCACACGGAGAGGAAAAAAACAAAAAATAGATATAAAACCACGATATGAAACCAGAGAAGAACCATTAGAATATTCTACAATTGATGATTATATCGCAAAAGCTAATATTATAAACAAAATATTCAATAATAGAAATTTGCCTGCAGATGTAAAAGAAGAATTAAGAAAATTGTTAAATGATAATAAAAACATTGATGAAAACTTAATATTGAATGAAATGAACTATATAAATGATAATATTGGCGATACAATCAATACATTAAGAACCCATTATAAAAATGATAATACTTTTAAAGCATATACTAATATTTTAACAGTCATAACAAGTCATTTAAAGACCATAGATAAAAAGATTTATCAAACATTAACCAAAACCACCATTTATATAAATAATAAGGTTCAAGATCAACGAAAGGATAATGAATTGGACGAGGCAGACTATGATAAAATTATTGATTTGGATAAAACGACCATATTAAGTAATATTGCTAAATTAAAAAAAATAGATGATGTTTTAATATATGCTTTATACACATTACAACCGGCGCGACGATTGGATTATAGATATGTTAAAATTACTACTGAAACTGATATAAATAAATTAAATGATCCCTCAACAAACTATTTAATGATTTCTTCTCATAAGTTTATATTCAATAACTATAAGACTTATAAAAAATATGGGCAACAAGTATTACCAATTCAGGATAAAGATTTAAATAGTATTATTGACCATTATATAAATGAGAAGAATTTAAGGAATGGTGATTATTTATTTAGTTTATTACGAAACAAACGAGAAATGATACACGAATCAGTTTTCAGCAAAAAAATAAGTGATGTATTTTATAAAATTTATGGAATTCCAATAAGTGTTCGATATTTGCGTATGTCTTGGGCTACTTATTTTCATAAAACTAATCCAACTTCTAAACAACTGGAAAATTTAGCTTATAAGATGTCGCATTCGATGATCGAATCAGCATTATATAAAAAAATAATTTAAACCTGTTTTTTAACTCGTGGTCGTCCAACTGGATTTCGTAATTTTTTTGGTCTTCCTGGACCACGTTTAATAACTGGATATGGTTTTTCAAATAAGTTATTTAATATATCATTGGTCATAACAACCGCATTAAGTTTATTTTGTTTTTGTTGTAATAATGCTTTTCTCGCTAATTTATTACGAATAGCAGATTGAAGTATTGTAGCTTTTGTATTATTGATTTGTTGTTGTGCTTGTTT